TGCCATAGTGAATTCCTCCGTTATAACAGGCTCTGCCTGGTCGTGGTGTCGATGAGGTCACAATAAAAAGTGGCGCGGATTTTGACATCCGCACCGGTAATGACCACGGACTTTGCGCCGCCGAAATGCTGCTCGTTCCAGACCTTGTCCGCTTCCGTATCCTCAGACACCCTTGTCCAGACAAACTGGTTGGCATCCAGCGTGTCGGTGATGTCCTCGTCCCAGGAGTACACCTTGGCGGAAAGCAGCGTTTTTACATTGCCGTTCTTGAAGATGTTCCCGTTGGACGAGATGATGACGAGCCGGAGCATTTTCTGCTTCTCGATGGTAGTAATGCGGTCGCTGACCTCGGTGACCTCTTTGCTGGTGGCATACGCACGGAGTACCACTTCGCCGCTCTCCAAATCCCAATAAGACGAGCCATCCTGCGACTGGATAACACCCGCCTTGATGATGTTGGCCACCAGTGAGCCGGAGGTGATGAAGTCTGCGACGATCTGACCGTCTGCCGTGATGGCGGTTTCATAGGGACCGTTGTAGCCATTATGGGAAAAGCCCAGACCGCCCACATTCCACCTCCAGACGTTCACGGCTTCGTCAATGGAGGGAGCGTCCAGAATGAGAAGTTCATAGGGTTGTCCGTTCTCTTCGCCGGTGTGGATGACCACATAGCCGCCGCTCTGGCCGGTGATAAGCCCGGTGGCTTTGCCGATGGCGGTTTGGAGCAGCTTCGGAAAGCGTCCCACCGTGGATTCCACCTTGTCGACCGTGGACTGCACCTCGGAGATGGTGGTAATCATGCTGGACTTGCTCTTACCGAGGGAAATGCTCTTGTACCGCTCGGCGAGGGTGTCGTATACGGTTTCGATGACCATAGCCGACACGCTGACACCCAGAAGCGAGTGCCGGATGGTGACGGTATCACAGAGATTGACCCGCTCCAGGAGAGCCGAATACTCCGGCTGTTTCCATAGCGGTTCAAAGGACACCTTGACCGTGGGCATGGTCGCTCCCAGCGGATTTGCCTTGATATAGCTGTTGGCTTTGGCTCTGATGGCTTCCTCGGTCACAACTCCGTCAAACTGGTCGGAGAAATCCATGATAAGCGTTTTCGCCCGGACGATCTCCGAAGTCACAATGGGGAGCGTGACCTCCGGCAGCGTGACCACCGTTTCGGTGTCCGTGCCTTCCGGTGTGTATACGGCATACGGGAGCAGTGCGGTATACACACCGCTGTTGTCCTCGTCCTGCTCCATGGCGGTGAGGTTCTTGCCGTATTCAATGACCACTCCGGTCTTCTGCCCACGGTGCGAATGGAACTTTACCGTGAAGTTGTCCCATTCAAACTCACCATACCATTTGGAGAGCATGGAACCTTCCGTGCCGCCAAGGCAGGCTCGGACACTTTTCGGTTGGGTGACGGAAAATGCCTTTGCATCCGAGTAGTCCGTCCAGCCGGTAAAGCGTGTATCTCCGGCAAGAAGCTGAGAGAGGATAAGCTGCGGAGAGCGGCTATCGGTACTGAACGGCAGCACCGGCACATTGGCAAGGTCATACGAGATGTGCTGACCGTAGATGGTGACGATGCCGTTTAAGGGCTTCGTGATGCGGTAAATGCGGAATGCCTGGTCGGCGGCGGTGTCATTGGGTTTTGCCTTGATGATGCACTCCTTGGTGATAAGCCCGTAGTGCTGACCGCTCACTGGGTATTTGAGTAAGCACTCGAATATGCCGTTTCTTTCCTCGGTGACTTCGCAGGAAATGGTGTCCGTCAGCACACCGAGACCGAATGAGGAAAAATCCGCAGTATTTGCGGCGTAGAGTACAGGGATCATAGACAGCACCACCTCGGAATGACCTCAATCCTCGTTACATCGCCGGTGCAGTTGATGGTGCAAACACCCGGCTTGAGGGCTGGAAATTCCGCTCCTTTGACTGTGTCGTTTTTGAGGGCAGTGCCCTTGAAGCAGTTCATCAGCTCACTGTCGATCTCGATGTACTCATCCAGATTGGAAATCATCATACCTCGACCTTGGGGCTGTATCATTATTACCACCGTACCGCTGCCATAGAGCTTGATGTACGGTCGGCTCTCAAACGCCGTCGGATTGGTAATCGTCAGTTCGGAGGCGTCAGCCGACACCGTTTCCTGTCCCGCAAAACTGTATTTGTAGGGCTTGCAGTTGAAGGTCACGGTAAAACTGCCGACCTTGTTTAGCTGCTCCTCAATGTCCAGATTGCCGGAGATGACACCGTAGCGGAAATACTCCGCATCGTAAGAGTCGGTGATTTCGTGGTATCTGTCCGGCTCGGAATAAAGCCAGCCCTTAATGTCCCGCAGGACAGCGGCAAGTGCGGCGGGATTCTTCCGAGCGAGGAACACTGTGTAAGTAACCTTGATGTTGGAAAATCGGCGGTTGGGATTGATGATGTCACCACTCCTGCCGGGGATAGAGATGAACTCCGCATCGTACTCCGGTGCGGAGAACACGTCCTTCTTCTCGATATGCAGACCGAACTCAGCGGAACTGCGGCCGTTGTAGGTAAAATAGGTCATGCGAATACCACTCCTTTCCGCTGGGCGAACTGGTTCGCTGTTTCCATGACTTCGTTGGTGAGTTGACGGATATCCTCACTGCTGTAATTGTTGAAGTTCGTAATGTTCAGGGCAATGGTGAAAGCGGATGCCGCCTTTCCGACCACACCGTCCACGGCAGAGCGGATAGAGCCGTTCACGTCAAAGTCGGTGGGCAGAGCCGTCTGCATATCGTGAGCAAGGTCGCCCATGACGCCGTTGATGTCCTCGGCCATTCCTTCTGCGGCTTTGACCGCTTCATCGCCGTTGTCGTCAATGGAGCCTGCAAGACCCTTGACCAGCATTTCACCGACCCATGCCATCTCCTTCGAGGGCGAATGGATACCGAAGAAATCGCAGATGCCGTCCCAGATGGAGGAGATCCACCCGGACACCTTATCCCACAACCACGAGGCAAGCTGGGTAATGCCGCTCCACAGTCCCTTGACGATGTTGCCGCCAATCTCCACGATTTTATACATCAGAGAGCCGAAGGCTTTCACGATACCCGCAATGATCTGCGGCACGGCCTTGACGATCTCCACGATGATGGTGGGAAGGTTTTCAATCAGCGCAACAAACAACTGCACACCTGCCATGATGATTTTGTCGATGTTTCCGACCAGAGCATTGACAATGCCGGAGATGATTTGCGGAATCGCCTGTACGATGGTGGTGATGATCTGCGGCAGGGCTTGAATGAGAGAAATCAGCAGGTCGATGCCTGCCTGAATAATGAGCGGTATGGCATTCAGCACGGCAGTGATGATTCCATCAATGATTTTCGGGATGGCTTCCACGATTGCCATAATGATATCCGGCAATGCGGCAACAAGTGAGGTCAGAAGCTGAATGCCTGTTTCGATGATCTGAGGAATCGAATCCAGTAAGAAGGTAATGATACCGTTGATGATCTCCGGCAGAGCGGCGATCAACACGGGTATTGCGTCCAGAAGCCCTTGCGCCAATCCCGTGATAAGCTGCAGCGCGGCATCCAGGAGCATCGGCAGGCTGTCCACCAGTCCTTGTACGATGGTGACGATAGCCTGCACCGCTGCCGGGATGAGCGTAGGCAGTGCATCCGCAATGCCTGTCACCAGCGTGGACACCAACTGAACCGCAGCCTCAATAAGCAAGGGCAGATTCTCAATCAGCGTATTCACGATGGTCATGAGAGCAGACACCGCAGCAGGGATAAGCTGCGGAAGCAAAGAAAGCAGCGTTTCCAGCACCTGCGAGAACAGTTCGGTGACCGCTTCCAGCAGTGTGGGCAGCAATTCACCCACAGCCGTCAGCAGAGCATCCAGCGCCGTGGGCAGCGCCGCCACGATGTTCTCAATAACCGGGGTGATGTTCGCCACCACGGTCTTGAAGGCATCCACCATGTTGTTGCACAGCAGCTCCATGTCAGCGTCCGCATCACCAAAGCCTACAATGAGGTTCGACACGGCGGATTTCAGTGCATTGACAGAACCGGAAATGGTGGCTTCCGCTTCCTTGGCAGTTGTGCCCGCAATGTCCATGCTCTCCTGCATGACATGGATGGCTTCCACCACATCTGCATAGGATGAGATGTCGTACTTGACACCGGATATCTTCTCCGCATCGGCAAGCAGTCGCTCCATTTCCTGCTTTGTGCCGCCGTAGCCGAGCTTGAGGTTGTCGAGCATCGTGTAGTTCTGCTTGGCGAACCCTTGGTAGGCATTCTGAATGGAGGACATATCCGTGCCCATCTTATTGGCGTTATCGGACATATCCGTGATTGCCATATCCGCATACTTTGCGGCTTTCTCGGTATCACCGCCGAGAGACTGGATCAGGCTTGCGGAAAAGCCCGTGACCGTCTCCATGTACTCGTTGGCGGAAAGACCGGCCGTTTTGTATGCATTGGCGGCGTACCGTTGGATCTCCTGCGATGAGTCTTTGAACAGGGTGTCAACGCCGCCGACCAGCTGCTCATAGTCCGCATAGGCGGCGATGACCTCTTTGCCGAGCTTTACGGCGGCGGCACCTGCGGCGACGGCCACAGCACCGAGTGCCACACCTACGGTTTTGAGAACCTTGCCGAAGCCTTCAAACTTACTGCCGGATTCCTCCGCAGCCTTGCCGCCATCCTTGATGGCCTTCTCATTTTCGTCCAGCTCCCGATTCATGTCGTTGAGGGCGGCTTCGGCATTGTTGAGCTGGATCTGCCAGTTCTGGGTGCGGCGGTCGTTCTCTCCGAAAGAGGTGGCGGCATTTTGCAGAGCCTTGCGAAGGGTATCGATTTTTGTCGTCTGCTCGTCGATCTCTTTTCGCAGCACCTTATTCCGTGCGGCAAGCGCCTCCACGGATTTATCGTTCTTATCGAACTGAGAGGTGGCGAGCTTCATTTCGGAGCCGAGCACCTTGAAGGACTGGTTGATGTCCGCCAGCGCTTTTTTGAACTCCTTTTCGCCCTCAAGACCGATCTTCAGTCCGAAACTGTCCGCCATGTACCGTCACCTCCTTAAATGCCGTCCGGGATAATATCGTCAATGTAGTGTTCGTGAGCAGGAACAGCCTGTCCGTTATACTGTTTGTGGCACTCCCACAGATCCAGCAGCAGACCAAACGGCATCAGCCACACCTCATCCTGGCTGAGATGAAGGTGGGCAAGGCCGTAGTAGAGAAGCCGGGTAAACAGCTCCGCATCGGAGACCGTTACCCGACTTGTGCGTTTTTTGAGTCTTTCTCGCTTTCCACATTCCGCTTGGTGCCCTTATAGAGAGCTTCCGTAATGGCGATTTTGTATCCTGCAAGGTCGAAGGGCGTGGTCAGAAGCTCCACCACATCCTCCGTGAGCAGCTCCTTGGGATGCTCCTTGTCCTTGAGGTTGTGGATGAGAATGCTCTGATTTGCAAGAAGTGTGATGAGCCACACGATCTCTCCGATAGCCATTTCAAAGTTCTCTGACTTCATCAGCTTCTCGCCGAGGTTTTCCAGACCGCCGTATCGACCGGCGATCTCCTTGGTGGCTTTGGTTGTGAGGAGCAGTGTGTACTCCTCTTCACCGATCGTGATGACTGCGGTTCTTTCGTTATCCATTGTGTGTTACCTCCGTTAACCCTGTTTTTCGGGTGTCGTGGTATAGGTCGGCTCATAGACTTCCTTATACCAGTTCGTGATAGTCGCAGCGGTCACATCGCCTTCCAGTGCCTCCGCTTTCCACGGGTGCTTGCCGCCTGCGTCTGCTTTGTTGCGGCGCAGAATGGTGCCTTCAATAGTGGGTGTAGAGAAGGTAATGCTGTCGCCCTTGGTGGCAAGGTTCGTCGCCGGAATACCGAATTTCACACGGTACAGCCAGTAATACTTGTACTTTCCGTTGGATTTCTTGGCGCGGAAGCCCACCGCCACAGGGTCGCCGCCGTCCTCGGATGCAGAAATCAGCACCTTGTTTTTGTCGATGGTCGCACCTGTGAGGTCGGATGCCGCCGTAGAGCCGATATCGTCAATGCCGAGGGAGAGTGTGCCGGATTTGAATTCCTTCACAATCTCCGAAGCGCCGTCGTCGGCATAGAGCGTCGCCTCTGCCAGTTCCACCGAAAGGTCAGCGGAGATGGCTTTGGCAAGCTGGGACGGCGTACCGTAGGTTTCCTCACCGGCGTCGTTCTCG